CAAACAAAGTAAAAATTTCGGGTAAAATTAAAAGCATGGACAAACCACTTACCACGTGGGAGAGCCACCTTACAGTATGTTTGCCATCAAAATACATTTTAAAAGAAAAATGATTTTTCTTTTCGCTTAATTCCATAGCTTTAAGCCTCATAACAAACAAAAGCCTAACAACGCTGGACAATATAACAAGAAAGAAATCCCAGTAATTAATTAAGTCCAAAGGGCTGTTTATTAATTCAATACTACTTTTTAACGCTTGTTGTTCCACCTGCTTTTTTCCCTTTAGTAGTTGTTTTTTTCTTTTCTAATGCAGGCTTTTTTTTAGGCTCTGGCTTTTTATCGAAATCCAATTCGTTTAAAACCTTCTCGATCATTTTAATATGAGCGTTGGCGATTTTTCTTTTACCTTCAAAGGAGTTCATTAATTTAGCGTCCTCCAAGTTGTCCATGAAAAAGTTCTCGGTTAAAATAGCGGGGCAAATAGTGTTTTTTAACACGTAGAAATTAGCCTCTTTGTCTTTGTCTCCGTCTGTTAAATCTACCCTTGCAACCTCTCCTGGAAACTCTTCCTTCATTGCCTCGATATAATAATCCGCTATTGTGTCGCTGTAAGTTTCGCCCTTTGAAGTGAAAACCTCGAAACCTGTTCCCTTTCCTGCGTTACCGTGTACGGAAATAAAAACGCAATATTTGAATTGCTTTGCTTTTCCGTTTGCAAACTCAACTCTGCTTTTTAGGCTTAAATCGTCTGGCCCGTTTACAGTAGTGTAAACAGTTATTCCCCTACCTTTTAAACTTTTTTGAATTCTTTCTACTATTTCCCTATTGAAAACACCCTCGTAAACCGTTGTTTTGTCCTCGTCGTCGTGAACATACATTTTTGCCGGTGCGGTAACATATTTACCGTTCTTCATTCCTCCGTGACCTGGATCAAGGATTATTGCGACGTCTTTTCTCATTTTTAACCTTTTTAAATAAAGAACGTATTTTCATCAAAATACGCTTATAATTTAGCATTAAATATACTAAAATATTTATTAACGTTGCAAACTTAACGGCAACGGCTAAATATAGGTTAATATCTTCCACCGCAATACTAATAAAACCAAGTAAACTCGTAACTGCTAAAACCCCCCTATCAATCCCCTCAAAATAAAAGTTTGTTAATTTGTCCATATATACAAAAATAAAGTTGATTTTATTACGCTTGATCCCATTTTAATATATTGTTGCTGTAATCAAATTATTTCAATAATTATCTCACCGTCTGGGCAACCCAACTCACTAACAAAAGCCTTTCTAATTTCCTCCATGTAATCACTCGAAGAAATTGGCAAAGTAATACCCCATTGATTGATATTTGTTACCCTAGTGCCGTCGTCCTTTAGTAATTTAAAAGGCTTGATGTTAACATTTTCAATGTTTGCTGTATCTAAATAGCACTTATAATCGCAGCTAATGTTTGGCGCGTTTGGGTTATCTGGTGACGTTGGAACCGCTTGGCTCGTGTCTATACTAAAAGGTAAAATGTAAACGAGTTCAGTTGTTGAACCGTAATCTGTTTTTGTTGTCGTAGTTTTCTTTAAAATTGGTAAGCTCATTTTTTTTATTTTATGGTACTAATGTAGTTCCCGTTAATATTCCGTTTGTGAACGTCATTGTTAATACATCACCGCTTCCACCGCCGCCAAAGTTATAAGTTCCGTTTAATCCTTGACTACCTTCTGTATATAAATCTCCGTTTGCTCTAACATCGAATAAATCATTTGGAACGGTGTCCCCATCTTGAACAAGCAAAACACTCGACCCGCTTAAAGTGTCTGCTCCAATGACGTGAAACCTAGCACTAGGAGTAACATTAGCCCCTCCCGCAACATCGTCGCGTATAACTAAGTCACCCGCTATTTGTTGTGGTGCCACAGAAGTATTTCCCAGTAAAAGGTTGGTTATACTTCCTCCCGATATGTAAACCCTAAATTCGTTAGTCGCCGTCTGGTCAAAACTAGCATTTGATGTAGGACCTAATAAATAACCATTTTTAGACCAAGTGCCGTCAAAAGCGCTTGAAGTTGAATGATTGACACCTATTTTAAAAATATTACCACCACCACTTGTTACCTCTTGAGCTATCCTTGTCCCTCTCTTAACCCAATTAACCCTAGAACCCGACCCTGCCGACGTTTCAAGCGAAAATACATTGGAATCTATGTCTAGCAACCTACTAGATGAAAGCGTAAGGTCTGTATTACCTATGTTTGTATCACTCAATCCTTCCCAAGCTGCTGCGCTATTTCTAAATTCAAATTGGTCTGTCGTAGTGTTGTAAATCAAAAGCGACTCGGCAGGTGTTGAAATTAAATCCCTTTCTGTGGTCGTCATTCTAGGAACAAGCATTCCCTTAGTTGTGCTATTAACATCTAAAACCGCCGAAGCCGTCGGAGCCGTGTTTCCTATAACAACCGCCTCGTTGGCATTGGAAGCAATTAAAACAGGGTTTGCAGATGAGCTTATGAATTGAGCAATATCATTCCCAAGAGCACCGTTTGAAGTCACGTTAAAATTTCCGTTTACTCCAAACTGCATATTTGTATTGCTAATTATTCCGTTGTCATATGTAAGGGTAAACCCTGCAACGTCGTGATTTCTGTTAGCTGTAACGGTTAAATTGGTGTCTGCAAAGTTACCACCGCTTCCACCAGAAAAAACTGTCCACTCCGCAGGAGTAAAAGCCCCTGGTGTGGTTGTTGTGTTTGCTTGGTAGATGTCACCCAAATAACTAACCCATTGACCACTAGGGTAGCTTATACCCGTATCATAATCCTTCAACCCCACTATTGAGGCGTCCGTGATCTTATTGTAAGATGAAAAAGCCGTGTTTTCCGTTAACTCCCTTAAATCCTGCGGGCTAACTTGTTGAGTTGTATTATCGGGAACATTCGTAGACGCTTCCGTTAATAAGTCTGGTATGCTTTTCAGTGTTGCCATATTTTTTTAATAAAAACCTGTTAAATCAAATCCGCTGTCAAATCCCCCTCCGGCTCCCAAATCCCTGTCCCCTGTTACTGGGGAAACTTCTTTGTTGCTGAAAAAATCAACTACATCGTTTCCGTTTTGAGCGTCGTAAGTTATAACCGTGCCCGCTGGTATGTTTTTACTAACCCTGTCCAATCCTGGATTATCTTGCACTAATTTAACGATATTAGTTGTATTACCATAGAGCAAAACAGATAAGTCGTAAATATTTTGTCCCAATACTGTTGTGTACGTTGCCATTACTTTAAAACCCTTTCGCCTGTTATGTAAATTTGTTCACCAACGATGCTAATGTCGTCAGCCTTGTAGCCGTCTGTTTTCAAGTGTATTTTAATGCTTCTTTTTAACTGTTGTAAACTAGAGGAAGAACCTAAATACCTTTTAACACCTACCCCCAAAGTTGGAGTTTCTTTCCACCAACCAGCGTAAGCGTTTAAAATATCTTTAACGTGCTGCGTGTCGCTGTCAGCAAAAGCAAAGTCGCCCGTGTTTGGATCAATAAATAAATCTTGGTCACTATCTAGCTTTATATCCTTTACGTTTGCCATTGCTTAAAATTACAATTTTTTGTTAACCATGCAAAACCTCTGGGTTTTCTAAATCACTAACCGCCGTTATTGGTGCGATTGGCGTCTCTTGCACCGTTACCGGTGCGATCGTTCCAGGTGTAGGGCTTCCGCCTATTGTTGCTGTAGTTATATGTATGTGAGAATTAAATTTTGTTATCAAGTCATTTAACTTGTTTTCAACGTCGTTTAATTTACCTACTAAGTCCTGAACTTTTACAAGTCCGCCGAACTGGCTCCCCCTTAATTGTATGCTTTCTATTTCAGAATAAAGAGAAATAAAAGCCGTGTCCTTACTTAAAAACGTAGCTATTACAGTCGAGCCAATTACGGGAGTTATTAACAAAGGGGTGTTAGAGTCTCCCGCCGTTATCTTTACATCAAAAATTTCAGCGTCTCCAATTAACGGCTTTAAATCGGCAAAATTGCCGTTTACCGCTGTTACTTCGCAAGGTAAGGAGTAAATTTGCTCGCCTCCTTTTGCTAAGTTTCTTATAATGTCGCCTATGTTTTGCGTTTCCATCTTACCCCTCTCCTAATGCTTGTTGTACAAATTCCCCGCTTTCATTCTCCACTAAGTCGTAAATTTTTTGCTTTATATATACGTTTTGCCTTCCGCCTATTGACCAACCAAAACGAGTGTTTACTCTAGTTACTAAATAGGCTCCGCTTTGTTCTGGTATTGTTCTATTCACCAATTCCACGACGTCGCCGTGGTTTACTAAAGGAGTTGCAAAGATAGTGAAACTCCCCTCGTAACCGCTGTATTTTAATTCGTCTTTTAACCTGTCCGCAGTAGCTTGTAAATCCGATAAGCTATAATTGTTAAAATACAAAGTTCTTGTTTCGCCGTCCGCGTCCCCTGCCTCCGCTTCCAAAGTGTTGTTATTATTGTCTATAGATTTACAAACCACTTTTATTTTTCGCTCGCTCTCGTCTATAAAAGTTAAACTTTTACCACTTATTAACGTAGGGGTGTTGAATTCAAACCTATGGATTTTTTGTAGTTTTGGAACAACCGACAAACCTATGTATAAAACGCTATCCCTAAAGAAAGAAAAAATTCCGTGGTTTTTTCTTAACTCGTCTAAAACTGCCGCTGTACTCGCGTTGTTTATTCTAAAGTTTCCTAAATTCTGCTCCGCTGTTATTTCGTAATTAATGCCGCTGGGCATTATTTTTGAAATTAACTCCGAAAGCTTAGGGTTTTTTAAACTTAAAGTAAACCTGTTCTGCTTTAATTGATAAACTTCATCTTCGAGTTTAAATTCTAAAGGGAATTTTGTTCGTACTCCTGAAATAAAACCAGTAAAACAAGTATTTAAAAGACTGTTGTAACCTACTGAAATGCTCGCAGAACCTCCCACTTTAAAAATTGCATTCGCTCCAACCGTTATGTTTTCCAACCTGTTCCCGTTCTGGTCTAAATATCTAATCCTCTGCGGTATT